TACGTTTTCGTGGGACTACAAGGGTGTAACAAAGGCGTAACAGAAAAGTGTAAGCCGTCTCACTTAAATCTTTTTTATGCGGTCTAACCCTTGACGCTCATACCAGGTGGGTGTAGTTTCGTGTGGTGGGTAGGAATAAACCTGCTCACACTTTCTGGAGTTCAATCCTAATGCTTTCTTTCAAGCTAACTCTTGGCCCAGCGCAATCGGTAGAGCACGAAGCGCGTCATGCCAACGACACAACAGCGGAGATCCTCGTCGACTTCCGCGAAGACGAGGGCGCAACGCTCGGTTTCTTATCGTGCTTCTGCGATATCGTTTCGGGCAAACCCACGAAGTGGCGAGTCGTCGGTGTCAACGGCGGAGATATCCCTGGTATGACTTGCTTCTATGATACGAAAGAAGACGCCATGGACGCTGCCTACAAGCGCGTCGAAACCATCCTCAACTAATCCCTAACCGCCCCCTTCGGGGGGCACCCTACCCAAAGGAAACCAACCATGCCAACAACCCACCGCTGGAAGATCATCTACCTGCGAGGAGACCTCGACAACTTCTACAAGAACCACCCAGAGATAGTCAGCCCCGAGGATGTCGGGATGATCTACATGTACAGCAAAAGGACCGCCATCATAGAGGCGACCACAAAAGAAGAAGCGCTCGCAATCTTGCGCGACACCTGCGGCATGTCTGTTCAGGTCGCCCCTCTTCTCGTCGGTCGTCTGGAGTATCTACAAGCAGCGAACATCAAAAGCGATGACCTTCTTGTGCTGGGCGAAAACCGCACCTGCACAAAGTTCTTGGGTCTTCCGTTCGTTCTGGGAACAGCAATCAGGAGTGACGCATGAACAACTTGGAAACAGAAACAACAGACGAGGTCAAGCGAGGCGACCACATCATCGTGACAGATGAAGATGGCGACAAGAGCAAGTGGCTTGTCGTTTGGGCGCACGAACACAGTGTTCTCGCCTGCGAGATTAAACTCGGTTTCTACAGCGAACGCTTCGCAATGGTCAACAACATCTCACGAGCCTTTGAAAACTACATCGATCTAAAGAACGCACAAGAGTTTACCGTCGACGGCACTGCCGTTCGCAAGGAGCAAGTACAATGAGAGTCGAAGTCTACTGGAACCTATCCCGCAACTGCTGGTCCATTCGTGACGTAGCTACTGGGCGCATCCACGCACATGCCGACAAGGTGAGCGTAACGAACGCACAGTTTGTCGTGCAGCCCGCTGGCCGTAAGCGCGTACTGCGTGAGCGTAAGAAGAACATCCACGCCTTCGTGCGCGGAGAGCTTGCGGTCTTCTCGTCTGAAGGCATCGAAGGGGAGTGGCTCGCAGCTACGCCTCGTCAGTGGGAAGCTGTAACCTACAACCCCTACCAAGACGAGTCGTTTATGCGACTGGAAAAGGGACAGCGCGTCGGGCCAATCGGCTGGTCTCCGTTCGTAGAGATGGGCATCACCCTCGACAAGCCGACCGTCTTCGCTGGAGTTGACGCATGAGGAAGAAGTACAGCCAAGACGGCATACGCCTTACCGACTGTTGCGGCGCGTATTCCACCTACCACATGGACTTTGACGGACACGACTATCTGTGCTGCAAGGCTTGCTATCGAGAAGTCTCTCACGGCGAGGGCGATGGTACGGAACGACAAGAAGAAGGAGATGAGACATGAGCAGACATACCCAACTACAAAATCACATCATCAACACGGCGATTGTTCTGCTGTGTACCTGGTGCATCATCGGCACGATCATGTTGGTGCTCAAGTAATAAAAATCAACCAATATGTTGACACCTTGGAAACCTTTGACTAACTTATATGGCATAACCCTGGAGGACTGAATGGATTACGAACACCAACATTGCTACGCCGACGGGAGCGAGAGCTTCTTCCGTCTCGTCTATGAAGTAGACGAGGAAGAACTATGCAGCGAGTCGGGCACATCGAGCACGAACTTCATCTTGCGAGAGGCTCATCTCATCACCGAAGACGGAGAGGTTGAGCTTACTTACAACGAGAAGACTGACGAGTTCGAGTGGCTTCCGAGTAGACCTGACTACGACGACGTGTATCGAGAGTTTGAGTTCCAGACATGGACAAGCTGGGTCTCGTCATTAGCCCCGTTCTAAACGACACAACTAACCAATAGGAGAATCTGACATGACTGACATGACTGACATCAATCCCATCATCACCAAGATCGAAAAGCTCATGCGCCTTGCGCGTGACCAAAAGGGCAAGCCCGAAGGAGAGACTGCCGCACGTTACGCTTCAAGGCTGATGACTGCGCATGCTATCTCGATGCACGAGATTGACCCCGACCGTCAGGCCGAGGCCGACCCACTGCTCGAAGATAACTTCGACATCCCTGCATCCTCGTGGAGACGAGAGCTATGGCATGCGCTTGGTACGCACTGCAACCTACGCACGGCGCAGAGTTCTGCTGTCGGGCACAGCATGATTTATCTGTACGGTCACAAGACAGACGTTGAGGTGTGCAAGTACCTCTATGAGATCTGCGAACGTCAGATTGAAGCGAGCGCAAGAGCATACGTCAACTCACTTGACGTGGACGGCTGGGGTACCGAGTACACCCGAGGCGACCGCAAGCGGAAGGGCAACGCATTCAGACGTAGTGCGGTGTATGGTTTGAGCGCAAAGCTTCGGACGATTCGTGAGGACGAGCGGGCGGAGAACACCACAGGCTTCGCACTCGTGCTCTCTCGTAAGCAGAAGGTGGACAACTGGGTCGATGAGACCTTCACCTTTGGGCGCGCGAAGGCCACCGCCCAGTACCACCACAACGCCGCAGGCTACAGCGCTGGCCGCAGCGTCAACCTGGCAGCGGGCATCGAAGGCAAGAGCCAGGGGAGACTGACATGAGTTGGGAGGACGCAGACGAAGGCTTCCGCAGAAGTCTAAACTGGGAGAGGAACCCAGGCTCAAAATATCCTTTCACGGATATGCCGAAGTCGATGCTCGATGTTCTTGCAAGATTACCTCAAGAACGTGGCGAAGGGTTAAGGGTGCCCGGCCTCTGGCTTACATGGGCCGAGGGGGGACGGCTCCACAAACACACGCGTGATTCGATGCACGCAATATCCCGATGGCTGCACAGCCCTCGAAAGATTGTCAGCGTGTCGAATGATTCAGCCGACGCGCTGCTGGATTGGGAGCCTCGCTTCGGTGACTTACCTCCTGCGTTCACAGCGTCAGACGAACCCTGGCGAGACGGCACACTGTTCATCCTTGGCTGGCCTCGCACAAGCTCGCACAACGGTGCAGACGTAGCTGCATACGTCGAGCCGCACGGAGAGGAGCTTGGCATACGCTTCATGATATGGGCGAAAAACATTGACAACGAGTGGTGCGAGGTAGCCGACCGAGTGGACAGCAACACCTACACGGCGGTCGATCAAAGCATTCACCAGTATACAGGACAGATCACCGCCGACAACCCGCACAGGGTTGTGCAAAGTCGACTCGGTATATTGAACGACGCAGGAGGCACACGCATCCCGATACATGAGATTCTAATCGCCTGTATCAATACGCTGGCTGCAATACACGCTGAACCAACTGTCATACACGGCACACGCAAGCTGGGACGCAAGCGTAATAAGCGCATCGGACCAATCAATCGTGTGAGAAAGCTGACGCTGGAAGATCATGCGTTGTCTCTTGTCACTCGTCGCTGGACTACGCTACCTCCTGACGAGACAGATGAACCGACAGATAAGGTCGAGTACAAGAACCGCAAGAGCCCATGCGAGCACCCGGTAGACCCGCACTACTGGCGACCCTGGGTCAACGCTCCGAAGGTTGACGAGACCGTACTGGAGACGCGACAACGCACCCGAGTGCGCAAGGGTAAAGTTGAGACGTACACGCAGTACAGAGTGAAGCGCTGGCGTTCAGGCTGCAAACGTGGAGAAGGTATCAAGCCCAAAGTCTCGCGTGTTGTCACTGGACCTGGAGATCTACATGTTTGATTGTTTAGGCGACCGCCTCCTTTACCGAGTCATGCAGACTTGTCTTGAGCAGTCGTGTTCATGAGGCACGGCACTCAAGTAGCCGCCCCTGTCGGTCGCCGTATTGTGTTGTTGGTATAACGCAGGACATGGGCAGCAACTGCATCGGTGGGTGGGAGCATCGTTAGGCGCGCTGATTGAAGCAAGCCTTCTCCCACAACCCCAACCCAACCCCACAGGAGAAAGAGAGATGAGTGACGACGCAAGAGCCGCCAGCCTACAGATGCTTGAGGGCACCATCAGAGGACTCGTCCAAGACTACGGGCGTGCGTCAGTACGTTCTGCCTTCGAGACTGTCATAGGCCCGAGAGCGACAACCCCATGCGACAACGAAGCGTGTGAGGAGAAGTGCGACGAGTGCAACGTCTGCGTCTCCTGCTTGTGCGCCGAGTACGACGCCAAGCTTTCCAAGATGTCACGCTTTGTGATTGACGCAACTAACTTGAATGAGAGGAATAAGTAATGAGACGACCACGAATCAGCCCCCGTATTGTTGAGGGGCTTAAGATTGTTACGGCTGACTGGGACCTATTGGTTACGGTAGATCCAAAAACAGGAGACGTAGCTGACCCACTCTTAAGTTTGAACAGCGACCAAAGAGATTCGATTAGACGAGCACAAAAGTACGTCGAGAAGTTATCCCTTTGGTACACTCAAGGAGAGGTTCCGCATGAGGATTAAAGCTTACGACTTTAGCTTCGTTGTATCTGCGAGAGGCTTTGGTGCATCACCGCAAGAAGCCTTCGAGGATGCAGTGAAGTCAGTGTCTGCTCCTGGAAAGGTCATGGATGCTATTCAGGAGGACGCGGACGTAGACTATGTCATTACACACATGGAGACTCCCGTAGTTCTCGGTGACGAGATCGACGGAATCCATTGAAGAAAATCCCGGCCTTGGATGCCTACCAAGACCGGGACTTCTTACTCAACCTAACACTGGATCATGAAGCTACAAATATCCGTAGAGGTCGGATGCGTAAGTGCTACGCGAGCACCAGCAGCACCATCACTCTCGACTACAGCCGTGATCGCCGTCGTGAACGTACCGTGTGCGCCTGCCGGGGTAGCCACAATCGGGCAACCAATAAGCTTAAGCGCAGCCGTACCTCCGAGAAGCACCGTCGTACTCGTACCGCCAAGCGTTACTCGACCAACCAAAGGTGCGCTGTTAGCGGCAGCAGGCTCAAGCAAGTATGCGCCTGTTGATGCGTGTGAGCGGACGATGCGTCCGACCTTAACAACAGCCGAGAACGCTGCACCCTTCGCGACTTCGGCGGGGACAGGAAGTACGACACCACCAGCGGTTGCCGCGTCAAGGTAAACGGGATCACCCACAGCATAGGTGCTGGTGTTTACGCCTGTAACAAGAACCCAGGGAAGAGCGAGCGGCCCGCGATCACCAGAAGCACAGGTATAAGCTGCAACGTAGAAGGGTCCGCGACACTTGTTGATGTCGTTTGCGTCAGCCTTGGACACCTTCATGATACCGGAACTCATACCCGAACCAACAAGGATGTCGTTCTTGGTAATCGCTTCCGCTGCTTCGACCTTGATCGCGTTTGACTTGTTACTGGTTTCACCAGCAAGCACTTGGCTTTGTTTAATAAAAGGAATCGTTGCCATTTTTCATACTCCATAGAGCGTTTACAGGTTACATTGGCCGAGGCGAAATGCCTCCTGTCAAAAGTATCATCCGTGATATAAAATGCAAGCGGGGGATGCAATGGATCTCGAACTATTAGAATCGCTCACCGAGTACGGTGTTCTTGGTATGTGGACGGTCTCTCTTTTGTGGAGAGATGTCTCGCTGACCAAGCGTTTGAACGAGCAGCAAGAGAAGTTTCAGCAGCAGTTAGATCGTATAGACGAGAAGGCTGATGAGAAAGAGGGCGCGCTACGTGACCGCTACGACAGCGTCATCGCCAATCAGAACGAGCAGCGAGAGAAGTTGGTAGCTGATGTCATCGTCAGGCTTGAACGAATCGAGGAAGTCTCGAAGGCTTCGTCTGACAAAGTAGAAGAAGGATTGTTAGCGATGAAAGAGCGCTACGCAGAAGAGCGTGCGTTGGCTCGCTTAAAAAACCAATAGCATGTTACACTGAAGCGCGAGGTATTTATGGGCATTCATTCGCTACAGATTTTAGCTTCTACGCCTTTGATTCGTAAGGTAAACATCGCAGTGTCTCAAGTCGCTGACGCTTCAATCATTGGCCGCATTGCGGTACACTCCGATGGTTTCCGTAGCAGTCAGCAGGAGGGGGCGGTCACTGTATCTTGTCTCAACCCCGAGGGGCTGCTTGAATCACTGCGTCGTAATGGATGCAGGGTCGTTAACCACGTCGATCACAGCAAGGCCATCCTTCCGGCAACGTCTCCTAATGCAGAAGCTTTAGCTCCCAACGAGGCTGTACTCGTCACCTTCCCCAACGGAACCCAGATGATTGGTGTCGGTGAAGAGGTAGAGGTGGAAGTAGACTTGAACGTGCTTGATCTATCCATCAGTAAGCTCGGTGAAGCGCTCGCCACTGGCGACTACGATAGCCAACTCGATGTGTTGCTTGCGGTTGAAAGGGCAGGCAAGACCCGCAAAGGTGCAGTCGCTGCACTGAAGGCGAGGATGCGAAATGTCTGATGAGAAACAACGCAGGCAACGAGAACAAGAACAGGCAGAAATACTTGCGGCCCAAAAAGAACTTATAAAGCGTATGATGAGCGACGAAAAGCCGGGACCGAAAGGGCTTTTCGGTGATTGGGTGCGGGCAATGGAGAGAGAAGCCGGTAAGAAATCTTTGACTCCTGACGCGGCACGTTTACCTCCTACCAAGATCAAGTCTACCCTGACGGATTATCAAAGGCAGCGAGCCACTCGACAGCCTACGGCTTACGCGCAGCGTGATTTGTCAGTTAAGTCTGACGATACCGACATTGAAGCCACTGACGTTCAAGCTGAACATGGCGGGAATGTTTATCTTCAAAGCGATGCGGCTTCTTCGGTTCACGGAGAAGAATCTTGGCGGGAAACTGATTTAGGTGGTCAACGCATTAGACAATACAGTCGTCGAGCAGAAGACTTCACGCATCCAACAGGAGGACAGTCGAGGATTACTGTCGGGGGTAAAGAAGTTAAACCAGGATCGAAGCAGTACAAAGAAGCTTTGGCTGCATTGAACCGGGGTGATACGATTGGGGTCGAGGCTGAAGCCGAGTACAAGCGTGACGCAGCCGACCGACTACAGCAGATGAAACGCAACGCGAGTAATCCTCTTACTACTGACGCGATCAACAAAGCGAATGGTGGAGATAAGTAATGGTTAAGAGATACGAAGACGACGAAGCTATCGCACAGGCGAAGAAAGACGCAGGCCGCAAGTCTTGGGAAGGACACGATGCTCCGACTGTAAATATGTCTGCCGCTGAAGCTGAAGCTCTCCCAGAGTTGACGCTTGACGATGCGATGTCTTGGAGTGGTGAGGGGTCTCACCTCAACCGTTGGCCTGGCAAGTTCCCGGAG